AAAACAATACATAACCTATGGTTGTAGACAAATATGTTGGCAGGTGTTTGGACGTGGGTTCGACTCCCACCGGCTCCATATATATTTCGCATTCTTTCGCAAACCTTTCTAAAACGTTGACAAATCAGCGTTTTTATTTTTATCTTTTTTATTGTTTGGCATTCTTTTTCAAAAAAAGGATACAACAAAGGATACAACGTTTTGCTGTATCCTAGAAATCAATATAATTCGCAAAGCGTTCTCCGATGTCGTCCTTTGCCTGAGTGGTGATATGGGTATATACGTTCATGGTTGTTTTAAGATCAGAGTGTCCGAGTCGGTGCTGAACTTGCTTCAAGGTCATTCCTGCATCAAAGCAAAGACTGGCATGCGTGTGTCTGAAACCGTGGATTTTAATTGGTCGCAGGTCACTGTCTTTCAAAATGGTAAGTAACCATTTTCTTGGCAGACTACCAGGAATGGGCTTGCCAAACTCAGTTTCGAAAATGTATCTTGTATCTGGATTGTGTTCTCTCCACTCTTGCAAGATATTTTTTGTTTTTTCGTCTAGGCTGATCAGTCGCTTGCTACTTACTGTTTTAGTACGACCTATTTTCTCGCCCTCAAATCCTCGTGTAATGGCTTTGTTTATGTTCAGAGTTTTATCGGTCCAGTCATCCCATTCAAGGGCTAAAATCTCCCCTTTACGGGCTCCAGTGAAGGCTAAAATACGAAAGAGGACTATCTTTTCCAAATCCTCGGTCTGCGCGACCAATTTTAAGAAAGTTTGAAGCTCGTCTTTGTTGTAGAAGTCGCTCTTTTCGTCTGATTTCTTTCGGATAGTCGTAACCACGCTATCAACCGGATTTGTATCTAGATATTCATGCCTAATCGCATACTTAAAGAGATTGTTCATAAGGCCCTTTAGCTTTCGTCCGTATACTAACTTTCTAGACCATTCATTGACTTGTTCTTGCATCTGGAGAGGACTGATAGAAGCTATCTTCTTATCTCCCAAAACCGGGAATATATGGTTTTCGAAATTCCTTGAAGTCTTTAGATAGGTGCTTTCTTGCACGGTCTCTTTGTATTCTTCAAGCCATTTCTCAGCTATTTCTCTGACTGTTATATTCTTCTTGATTTGCTCAACGTTTTCTAAATCGCTTTGCAGTTGGAGAAGTGCTGCACGAGCTTTCGCCTTGGTTTCAAATCCTTTTTTTCTGGCATATTTACTCTTACCGTCCTTTTTGCCAAGATAAACCGTAAAACCGTAAGCTGTATCTCCGTTTTTCTTTTTGTAAGACTTGATTTCCATTGATTTTTACCTCATTTCTTGATAAAATGAATATAAGAAAACGACCCTTTGAATGGTTATTTCTTATACACGATTTCCCCACACTCAGAAGTTGGCCGACCGAGAGTGTGGGGATTTTTTTAATTAAACCATAATTTTTCCGTTTGCGTCAGGTGTCTTAAACAAAGCCAGAACTCCTTGGAAGAATCCAAGAATGATAGAAATACCAGTTACGAATAGAAGCAAGTAAAAAATCCCTTTACTATTATATCCAGCATAAAAATGGTGAGCGCCAAATCCACCGAAGAATATAGCCAATAATACATACACCCATTTATTTACATAATGCAGACCTACTGCAGTCGTTTGCGTATTTACCACTTGAGATTGATTTTGGATAGCGTTGTTTTCGTTGACGATATTGATGTTGATTTTATCATCTTTCTTCTGTTCTGTTTTAATAACGATTATTTCATCGTCAACTTTGTGGATTTCAACCTCATCCCCTAATTGCGGAACAAAGTTTAACTCAGATGGATTTACTTTGATGTATTCTTCATTATGTGCGATTGTAACTTCTGCGCCAGTTACTTTAACGATTTTAGCCATTATTTTATATTCCTTTCTTAATTCTGCTAAATTTTTTAAACCTTATAAATATCTACGACTGTATTTTAAGTAATTTCTTGTAATTCTCTTTGAAATTGTTGCAAAGTCATAATGGTCCATCCCTCGTCTTTTTTGTATCCTTGAACGATATTGAGAGCATAATATTCTTGACAATTACAATTATACATTAGAAAGTTCATCAAACGATTATGCAATGCAGGCTTTGACATTTGACTACGTTCAATAAGTTGTTTGAATGTCAAGCCAGATTTTATGTACTCAAGTAACTTATAATCATTGAGAAACAAAATTGATGCAATGGTATTTGCTTCGTCCTCTAATGGGACAATCTCAGTTGGATAGGAATCGCTATAGTTTGACGAAGTCTTAGAAACTAGAACTTTATCATAAACAGAATTAATAAGATGATAGTATATATGGACTAATTCGTGAAGGATTGTAAACATAACCCTACCCTTAATCACATCTTGGTTGATGTAAACAACAAAACGATTCTTTTGAAAATCAGGAATCGTCATTCCAGAACAAACATTACAAAAGCTGAAATCAACCAACAAGAGAGAATTATTTGAAGTTAAATTATACTTAAGTTCTTGTTTTTTATTTGGAAACCAATTGTACATTAAATCCGCTTCAAAATAGACAAATAAAATATTAAACTTAGTTTCAAAGAATTCAATAATTAGGTCGAAAGTTATTTGAGAAATATGGATACTGAAATGGTCAGATATATCCATAAGTAGTTGATTTGCATTTCTGTGATATTGTAAGTAAGTTTCTTTTGATGGTCTTGTAAATCGTTTCAAATAATCACCTACTTCCAGAAAGAATCATCTTTGACAAGATCACGAGCATTTTTCATCATGTTAATGAGAGCTATGTTAAAGCGCTCTTTTTCATCATCTGACATATCCTCAGTTTCTTTTCTAAACGTTATTAGAGCTTGAAGTTCTTGAGTGTTCATCAAATTGTCATTCGGTGAGTAAGGATTTTTCGTCCTACCCAATAAATAATCGACTGATACGTTAAAGTAATCAGCAACTTTTTCAATTTTATCGCCACTAGGAGTTGAAGTATCCCATTTCCTGAGACTGCCATTGCTGAAGTCTAAATTCCTCTCCAATTCGGCAAGAGTAACTTTTCTTTCGTTAGCTAACGAACGTATTCTATCTAAAATAGTCATGTGTAAAAACCTCCAAAAATAAGGCTTTACAAAATAATGTAAAATTTTCTATCAAAACTGTTGACAAATAGAAAATTTTCCGTTATACTTATTTTGTAAGCTAGTTGACCAGCTAACATAAATACAAATAAAATAATCCGCCAAGATTTTTGTTATATCTGTTTTTATGATATAGCTGTATTTCTTATACCCTAATAATAGACTATTTTCTATTAAAAGTCAACAAATAACGCTTATTTTCTTATAAAATTTTCTAACGAAAGGAGGTACTATAAGTGATTTATGACAAAATAAAGGAAATTGCTTCAGAGAAAGGGATTTCGATTTATAAAATTGAGAAAGATCTCGATTTAGGCAACGGAGCAATTAGCAAATGGAACATCAGTTCGCCATCTGCCATTACTCTAAAATCAATTGCAAATTATTTAAATGTTCGTCTTGAACAGTTATTGGAGGAATAACATGGAATTAACTATTATTAACGAGCAGGAAGTTCTCGGTAAACACTTCACGGTATACGGTACAGCAGATGAACCATTGTTTGTCGCAAAGGATGTAGCTGAATGGATTGAGCATAGCAATCCTACGGAAATGTTAAAGTCAGTAGATGAAGATGAAAAGCTGACCTCAACAATCCTTAGGGCAGGTCAAATAAGAGAAGTAAATCTCTTGACAGAAAACGGTCTCTACGAAGTTCTTATGCAATCACGTAAGCCACTGGCGAAAGATTTCAAGAAAAAAGTAAAAGAAATCTTGAAATCAATTCGTAAGCATGGCTTGTACGCTATCGATGATCTGCTAGAAAATCCAGACATGGCAATCGCAGCACTTCAGAAGCTAAAAGAAGAACGACAACTGCGTTTGAAAGCGCAGGAAGAAGTGGCTCAAAAGAATCAAATTATCCAAGAACTACAACCAAAAGCAACATACTACGATTTGGTATTGCAAAATAAAACACTTGTACCGATTTCAGTAATTGCTAAAGATTACGGGATGAGCGCTACAAAGTTGAATAAAATCTTGCACGAACTTAAAGTACAGTACAAGCAAGGTAGCACTTGGCTTTTATATCAGAAGTACGCTAGCAAAGGTTATACTCAATCAAAAACTCACACAATAGATGCTGATTATAGCAAGATGCATACTTACTGGACTCAAAAAGGACGTTTGTTCCTTTACGATTTACTCAAAAACAAAAAAGGGATTTTGCCATTGATTGAGCAACAAGGTGTAGCTTAATTCAAAAAAGCACCTAACAAAGTCAGGTGCTCAACAAAAATTACTAGCTAAATTATATCACAGAAAGAGAGGAAATAGCAAATGGCTTTGGAATTATTTGGTGAAGATTTCAAAAATGAACTATTTCAAGACCTTGTGAAACTCAACATCGAAGCGTTGAAAGAAGCTAAAAGACAAGTCTCAAGGCAGATTAGCATGGTCCCAATAAAGGAAGTCATGCAAGCTACTGGATGGGGCAGAAAGCGCATCGAGGATTTTCGAGATCAAGGCAAGTTTAGCTATCAACAAAGTGTAAAAGGTGGTAAATACTTGTACGACTTGAACGATGTACTACGATTTCAAAGTCAGTTAGCGAAGAGAGGATAACATGAACCTACTAACAAGAATTAAAAACTACTTTTCGGAAGTGGTCAAAGAAACTAATCTTGACTGGAGAGTAGTTGCATTAGACTTGAACCGTGAATTAATTGAAACACGAGAAGAAAACCAAATCTTATATCAGCGTATTGCTGACTTAGAAAAATTATTAGGAGTTTAACATGAAATATTTTATACCAAAAATTGACATTGAATGTGAAAGTTTTGAAGAAACTGAATCATCTTTTGGAAAGTATCCAAGGCATGAATACCATTTTAAAAACAGTTACGGCGCAAGTGTTGTTCACAATCCTTATTCATACGGTTTAGAGTTAGCCGTGTTAAAACATAACAACGAAACTGAAAAATGGAATCTTACCTATGATACAGATATTACAGATGACGTCGTAGGATATATCAACGGTAAAGAGGAGTTGGAAAAACTTTTAACCAAGATTTCACAACTAGAAAAGGAAAATTAACATGACAGAACCGACTTTAACAAGCCAACTTTTGGGAGTTGGCGCACTGCTAATTGGATTTCTTGGCGCAGGAATCCACACGCACAACGTCGACTTGAAGAAAGCCGAAGAAAAGAAAATGCAACAACAGCATGATGCAGACATCATCCGAGCAAGCCAAGAGGCCTTTGCGAAAGGTCGTGAAGCCGAACGCAGAGCAATTCGTGAGAATATCCGCAGGCCATTCGCAGGTTTCACATTTGACAACGAGCGACCAGAAGGCTTGAAGCCTGAATTGCTCGCACTACCACATCCGAAGGGGTAATATAAATGAAAAAATATGAATTATTAGTAGAAGACACAATCACTTTTTTGGGGGTTCAACTTTTTAGAATTAAGGCTTTGATCTCGTTTAGTGGAATTGAAAAAGGGGAATTCGGCGGATACATTGCAAGTGAAAAAAATTTAAGTCAATCTGGCAACGCTTGGGTATCTGACAACGCTTGGGTATATGGCAACGCTAGGGTATCTGGCAACGCTTGGGTATCTGGCAACGCTAGGGTATCTGGCGACGCTTGGGTATATGGCGACGCTTGGGTATATGGCGACGCTGAGGTATATGGCGACGCTAGGGTATCTGGCGACGCTTGGGTATATGGCGACGCTTGGGTATATGGCAACGCTGAGGTATCTGGCAACGCTAGGGTATATGGCAACGCTTGGGTATATGGCAACGCTAGGGTATATGGCAACGCTAGGGTATATGGCAACGCTAGGGTATCTGGCAACGCTTGGGTATCTGGCAACGCTAGGGTATCTGACAACGCTGAGGTATCTGGCAACGCTAGGGTATCTGGCGACGCTTGGGTATATGGCGACGCTGAGGTATCTGGCAACGCTGAGGTATCTGGCGACGCTTGGGTATATGGCAACGCTGAGG